CCATGCCGTTGTCACTCAATTGGAATTCCTCTCAGTGGGATAGCGGCTGCTATCGGTGCGCTGTGCGGGAATCGAACCCGCGTCGCCAGTTACAGCGCTTTCACGCGGCGTAAGTAATCCGCGTGTCTCTCGCTCCCACTCCCAGTGGGGAGTCTTGCGAGGGGGCCTGATGCCTAGTCCAGCACCGCGTGAGCGGGCGTTTACTTCGGGAGGGCAGGTGAGCCGTTGTGAAGACAGTACCACTCACAACGGCACTCAACCGGTCAATTAGGTAACGGGTTGGTAACGGTATGACACGCTCAATTAGGGGGGACAGACAGCACTGTCTACCCTCACCAATTTGTTGTCATCGGGAACATTCCCGCTACGAATTACATAACACAGGTAATGTAATTTCGGGGGACAGCCGGTAGACAAATAGGTCTACCCCCGTTTTGGGGTATTGACAATCCGGGCCGCCGTGGTCGCTACCTGGGAGTTGTCTGAGATGAGGACAGACAGATCGGTACACCCCTGTACCCCGGGGGAGGGGCTCGAGCCTGGGAGTTAGCAGGGCACTGCCTGGGCATTTGCTGGGAAAAATTTTTCCATTTTTCGCGCGCCCGGGGAAGTTTCAAATCTGAAAAATATTTTGAAAATTGAGAATGAAAAAGACTGATGGGGAAATGGCCTTCTCGTCGCTGAGAAGAACACGAATTTTAGACCCCCCACGGTAAAAATTCGTGTATCGCCATTTCCCCATCAGGGGGTCAGAACAGAGTCGGATGCGACACCTTCATGCTGTCACGCCACTCAATAGCGTTCTTGAGATAGCGCTGGAATCGTTGCGGTGACCATGAGTTGTACAGGTCCTCACTCATGGGTTCAATGTCACGCGATACACACCACGCCACGAACGCCGGATAGCCCTCCGGATTCATGACATACCCAGTACGGTAATCGCCCCCGTGAACGGTTCTTCACCGCACGCGAGACCAAGACGGAAACCGATCACTTCGAGTTCTTCGAGCGCGAGTATCCGTTGCCGATTCGCTGGGACATTCGATCGCACGATTCGCTCAAGATGTGCCAGCGCCAATTGCACTTCCACCGGCATTACAGTGTGCTCCATATCGCATTCCAATAGTGGGTGTTGACGGAATCGGTGTGTGGTCCCCAAATGCCATCGTGAATGTACGGCGGCACCTTGTAGAGACCATCCTTGATACCTGCCTCTTGGACAAGCCAGGTGAAGTTCTGTTCCTTCGTCTTATCGAATACGCCGTCCTGTTGGGTGGAAGTAGTTCGTCCGAGTCCACGCGAATTGTAGTAGTGGGCGAGAATGCGGTTCTTGTCCGCCTGTCCCGGACCACCCGTCATCGTCCTACCGTCGTGGGCGAAATGGTTGGGGTCGTTCGCACCGAATTGACGGACGAACCCACAATGATTCGCCAGTGCGATCTGATCCGCTGACGGCATATCCGAGCCGTTGAATACGAGGTCAACCTTTTGCCCGTCACCATGCGAAGAAGTGCCAGGAGAAGCGACGTTCACCGTGGAGCGAGAGGAAAGCCCGACGAGTCGCTGATCGGCACTATTGCCGTGTGCCGCGTCCCAGTATTCCTTCTGGACCTGAATTGAACGGTAACCGGAACCGACACCGGAAGCGGGCCGAATGTCCCAACCGAGTACCGAACCCAAGAGGACAAGAGACTTGTAGGCGTTTGCGGTGGGCGCAAGGAGTTCGTCACCGTGGCCGATGGAACGGAGCGCGGTGGAAGGAATCTGACCGTTCGGATACCCCATCAGTGGTTACCCTCCACCGCGAAGATCGACGGGGCGGGAGCCTGGACCGGCGTAGAGCCAGTGACAGTCCCATTGGGATGCACGATGGCTACCGGGTCGGCAACGGACGGCTTGCCGCTGCTGGATGGCAGGTTGCCGAGAATGGCACTGAACCGAGGATTGGGCGTAAGTACCTGTGTCTCGGCATTCTCATCCGGCGTGGCCGGAGCGGGGTCAACCGCGTTCTTCACATCGTCAGCAACCACGGTGGCGATATCGGCAACGGCGGCGGTGCGCGCGTCATGCTGGAAGATGGGCGCGGCAGAGTGAACAACATTGTCCACCGCATCCACTGTCCCGATGATGAGTTGCTTGTGCTTCGAGGTCGTCACATATGCGGTGATAACGGCGAGAGTAACGGGAATCAACAGGTACAGTTCGTCAATGGGGGAAATAGCCTTGGTGACGATACCGGCAACCCCAGTGGCAACGGTGAGAATCCACACGTCAGCGGCATTGCGTACCTTTGGGTCCAGGTCGTTCCATGTGCGCTTGAGTACCTGAGTCTCATTGGTTGTAACTGTCGTTGCCATACTCTTCTCCTAACAGGGGTATTTCGGTGGTCGGCATTCTTCGGCGGCCATGTTCACGCGGGAATAAGTCACGGATTTCTTGTGTCGCGTGCATGGTATTGGATGACATTTCCGCCACGTCGAGCGTGTGCAACGTACCATCCACGAACTCTTCACGGCGAGTCTGATGTGCCGCTTGCTTAGCCCAGTACCGGGCCAGTATTGAGAAGACCGCGGCAACGCCCCCAGCAAGCCCACCAAGTCCTCCCACGACTGATCCAAGGGTTCGCAACACATCGAGTTGATGTGCTGTCAAGTCAAAGACATTCACCGGCGCTTGAACACGTCCACGAATGCGTTGCGAGTCTTTGGCGTGTCGAACCAAATACGCCCGTGCCGGTAGGCAGAGCGAAGCATTTGGAGTGCCATGTCGTTCGGCATCAGGAGTGTCTTGTTCTCACTCATACGCTCAGGAAGAAGCGTGAACATGAGTTCATTACCGGGCCGCTTCTGTACGGCATAATAGAGGGATTCGCCTAGGTTCTGCCAGAGCGAGAAGGTGCCTTGCGCCGTTTCCAGCGTGTACTTGTATTTGGCGTTGGGGTCCTTTGCCGCCACAAGGTCAAGGTTGTTGTCAACGAACTCATTACCGACGGCATATTTGGCGTAGTCAGTACCGGCAATGAATTGGCCGAACCGTGTTTGTAGTACGGATGCCGCGAACTCTTCCGCCTTGGGTAGGTGAATGACCATGAATCCGTTGTGGAGTCGAATCCATTCGTCACCCTCAACGGGCATGATGTTGTATTCGAGAAAGTAGGGGTTTGTGATGCTGACGGCGTTTGCCAGGAAGAACACTGTTGTCTTGTCCTGGTATCGGTCAACAGTCGAATAGAAGTTGTTGAACACGTTTGCCTCATCAGGCAGGTAGTGAACAACACCCTTCTCAATAATGAACTCGTCAAAGATGATGGTTTTGACGCGGTGGAAGGATACTGACTTCTGCTTCTGTGCGACAGACAGAGCCATGAGATAACCGATGGTCTCCCAGTCACGCCGCTTGTTGTCACGCTGTGAAGCGGGCGAGACCTCGAAGACGTTACCGTTGGTGCGGAAGTCCCAATCAGGGAACTCGTGCGCCACGTCGGCAAAGAACGTCTCACGAACGGTTACAAGTTCTTCCTTGTAGCGCCGTAGATAAATGAACTGTTCGCCGTGTGATAGGAAACGACGAAGGGCACGCTTCTTGGCACCGAACGTCTTGCCGAGCCCACGTCCACCGACAAGGTAATTGTAGACAGCATTGTAAGAAAGAAGTTTACCGTAATCGTAATAAGGGTGCTTCTTCTTGGGAGTCTCGAACGCGCTTGTGGATGCCGGTTCGATGGTGTCCGATTTACGGTAGGACTCAATCTCGATAACAGGCAGAATATCCTTGCCCGTGTCACGCCTACTTTGGCGCTGCTTGGAGGTAGGAGTCGGGTTCACTCTGACTGACTGTACGCTTGTCATAGTTATGTGTCCCACCCCAGTTGTATTCTTCGAGCACTACGTTACCACCTGATACCGCTTGAACTTGCGCGACATGCCCGAGCGCGCCCGCCGATGTTCCATACCAAGCGACAGCCCCGGGAACGGGGGCGATATCAACCTTCCACCCATTCGCTTGCCAATTCCCTCGCCACGCTATCGCGTCACCGTTTCCGTTGGGCGAAAGATTCGTCCAATCCCAACGCCACGGAGCGTGTGTCACTCCAATATCACGGTTCATTCGCCACGCTACAAAGTCCACACATTCACGGTAGTCATACCGGAGCGGGGAGAGCGTATTGATTGCATCGTTCGGCCACGGGTAATCGTCAGCGGCGGCAGGATACGGGGGCGGCGGTGGCGGTGGGTTCACATCAATGGAAGAATTGGCCATCCAAATCCCGTTCCCACCAGGATATGCAACGACCTTTGCACCGCTTGCGAAGTACGCGACAAGTGATTTACCGATCCGGCGTATGGCGACGTTGTTTGAACCTGTGCATCGCCATACGCCGGAACTCGCCGGTTGCGCTATCGAATTGGACCCGTCAGAGAAGTTTTGGACAAGCGCGTTCCCCAACCTCTGAATACTGACGAGTCCAACCATCAGACAGGCTTCACAAAGTCGAAGAGAATCTTGTTGCCCGTGTGGATGGTGTTGCCGTTACCGTCGAGTGACTGAATCCAGATGGACCCGTCAGACGCCATGATCTTCCCGCTACCCTTGCTGTAGCCAGGGATATACCAATCGAAGAACCGATCCGCTGACGGACGGAAACCGACACCGGCATAGCAGACGAGTTGATCGGCAATATTCGAATAGGAGTCGGACGTGAGCGTTGTGGAACCGATATAGGTTGCCAGGAACGATCCCATGAGAAGACCGTTCTTCACTCGGAGACCGCCGTTCAAACCCGCGCCCGAAGAGACACCTTCCGGATCGGTGAAGCCGTTCCAACCACTCGTGCCGGTGATTGCGGAGATGGACCAACCGGTGTCCACGTTATCCTGGAGAGCAACCCAGGACTGCCAGTTACCGCTTGTCTTACGTCGCCGGTAATATCCACCACTGCTGATGTTCTGAGCCAGTTGGGTCTGAGTGTTCACATCAACAACAGTTGCGGTGATGACGTACTGCTCATTCGTCGGCGCATTGTTGATGTTCGTGCCGGTGTAATAGCCAGACTTTGTAACGGTATTTGCATCAGTGATGGTGGCCGGTGTTGCCAGCGGATAACGCGCATCGTTCTTCGTCTGTGCCGCCGCCGCGAACGTGCCATTTTGCATGTTGTATGCGGCAGTCATGGAAGGGTCCATGTGCACCGCATCCGGCAACTGATAGCGCGTATCGAAAATGCCTTCGTAATGCGTGGTAAGCCATGCGAGGGTCTGCGAATTCGTGACCTGGAGAGCAGACAGCACAGCGGGGTCAACCGAAGCGGTGGCGTCGATGAGATAGAGACCATCCATGAACTTCCGAGTCGTGGAAGCGGCATTCTCAATGATGGTCGCCAGCGATGCGTCCGAGAAGGTGCTGGCATATCGGGTATCCAGCAATGCCAGCGCGGTTGACCCGGTGACCTGGAGAGCAGCCTTTACCGATGCGTCAAGAGAAGCGGGGTCCTTCTTCGCATACGTGGTGTCAAAGAAGATCCGGGTGGTGGAAGACGTGTTGTTCAGTACCGCCATGATTGCCGGGTCGGTAGAAGCACTCGTGGAAGAGAGCAACTGTTGTGCCGAAGCATTGATGGCATCCTGAGCGAGAGAAGCGATATTCAACTTCTCGGCATCCCACGCGGAATTGATGGCGCTCTGCTGAGTGGACAGCGCCGTGTTCACGGCGGTAATAAGGTCGGTGACCTGAGTTTCCCACTCGCCTGTGAGTGAACCGAACGACAGCGACAGATACGGAGTCAGCGTGTCCAGAAGCCACGACCTCATGGATTCGAGAAGCGCCGTGTAACTCATCGCGGAACGCTCCGTGAATGGGGTTACGTCCGGAACCTGAAGATAGTCCGTCGGAAAGTTGACGAACGACGGATCATTGATAAGTGGCGCGGCACTCGGGACGATCATTGACACGGGTTAGAACCCCATTCCTATTTGCGGGAGCATTTCATCTTCGGTACGCCAAATCTGCATGAAGCAATCCTGTAGCGACTCAAGAACCATCATGTCAACATTGAGGAACGTTGCCCGGTATTTCATCAGCAAGTCGGACACTGAGCCTTGGTAGCCCGTGGTCGTTGACTTGCCGTTCACCGTTCCGTCAACCTCGCCGGTGTCGTGCCCCGTACCGTTGTTCGTGGTGTTGCCAGCGGAGTTCACGTCCACCGCGCCCGATGCGTAGTCCTCACTGCCACTCAGAGCCGTCTGTGGCGTGTCGAACGTGACCGAGCGAGAGCCTGACGTGTTGACGACTGTTGTGTCGTTCGTAGAGTCACGGGTGGTTTTCTCGGTAGTGGTGTCGTCACGGTTCGTCGTGAGGCTGACGTTCGTGAGCGGGTCGAGTGTGAGAAGGGTTGACTTGTACGCCTGATTGAGAAGCGGCATCTGTTCGTTCATGCGGCGCGCCATTGCGAACCTGAACATGGAGATGGTAGGAACGCCAATCTCCCAATTCCAGTAATGGTTGATGATCTTCTGATTGAGTTCCTGACGGAAGTTCTCATCAAAGATCGGATAGTCGTTCACACCAAGCCCGATCGTTGACCCATCACCCGGGTCATTGGTCAAATCCAGTACCTCCCAGAGGCACATGGTGAACCATGCCATTACGCCACCTCATATGTTGCATCAAAGATATCGGGCTTGCATGGATAAAACTCGTCCTTGAGTCCCCGAATGACCCAATCACCAGGAATTGCTTGCATCATTCCCTCAAGCGTCCGTATCTCAATTGCCCGGTCATGATCCGGGCCAATAGCGTATGCGTCGCCGTTGAACGAGTCCACCCATGAGAGAATAAGGTGCTCGGACTCAGTGGTCCCATCGTACTGAATTGCTTCAATGACAATAGGCTTCTTTCTGTAATGCCCCATTACGCTTGTGCTCCTTCGCTGATTGCCCCTTCGGGCTTGCTGGTGTCTTTCAGTTCAGGGGTTCCCATATCGGTGACGTAATCGACCTCAACCTGATAGGCGGGCCACATCTCATTGATGGCGTCACAGGCCATGCGACGGGCGTTCAAGTTGGTTGCACGAATGGCGGAAACCATGTCGTCGTTACCGGAGACCTCGGCGGCAACAAGTCGCTCCTTCTTATCCTGATTGGCATTGTTGATGCCGAGAAGGGTCATGATCTCATTCCACTCACGAGAGCGCAGAATATGCATGTTAATGATGGAGTCGGGATCGACCCCAAGATCAACAGAACCGATCACAGCGGCAACGTCATATCCCTGAGCAACAGGAATAGCAGCGGCACCCTCATTGATCTGACGGTTGACATTCTCACCAGTTATCTTGCCGTTCTCAGTGAACGTCAGAATCTTGGTGCGCCGCGCATTGAGTGAGTTGATTTCAATGGTGCGGTCCATCTGTGCCATACGCTTGGCGTAGATGAGTACCTTATCCATGTCGGGAGTGCGCGAGTAGTTCGCCCAAATGGGCACCACGTCCTCGGCATTCAATCGCTTGGTGTAATACTGGTTTCCGTAGACAATGAATTCGGTGGGATTGCCGATCAGGTTGAGCGGGCCGGCACCCGCGCCCGGCATTGCAAAGAATTTGCCGTACTGCTTATCAAAGAAGTAGACGGAAAGCCCGTGGAACATGAGTGACATTTCCAGCCACCGCTTGTCAATCTCGGGCGGTAGACCCTTCCACTCAAACCGGTTCATGGCGAGTTCAAGAAGGGTGCGCTCCAGCATCCATTGAATCTGCTGCTGCTGTGTGCCAGCGCCACGGCGAGGGTTCAGGAACGGCTCATACACATTCTGATATACCGCATCATTGGATTTGCGCACTCCGCCTCTTGACATTGCTCTACTCTTCTCGATTCAGTACGAAATGTTCGGGAGTGCGGTGTTATCCGCCCAGTCGGTCACACCAATATATGACGGGTCGGCCCATACGGTGACACCCTTTTCAAAGATACCCCGAATGATCTGCTTGAAACTCTCGGGAATGGGCGCCTGTGAAATGTACGTCTCGGTCAGTTTCCAGTACGTGAACTTCGACATGACCATGAGGTTAGTCGGCATTGGAATGAACTGCTCAATAGCGTAGCCATAGCGAAGCCAGAAGTCACCGATCTTCCGCATGGCATTGAGGTTCAACATCTTCCAACGAAGCGAGAAACCCACATTGTCATTCGAGATGTTCAGAGCCTCACCACCGTACTGGCCACCGACTGATGGCTGAGTCATGTGAGAGTCTTGAACCTTCGCATTGATACCGGCAATAGCGTTCGCGTAATCGCCCTTTGCCGCCCAGTCAGCAAGATTCTTATTGGTATCCCGCATGTAACCGGCAGTCCCGACCTGAGCCCCGGTGGACGCATTACGCGCCGCATTCGAGATAGCCGTACCCTCGGTAATGCCCTGCTGCTGGAGTGCCGCATGACCGAGCGCACCGATACCACCGATAGCGCCACCCATACCGCCAGCAACCGCCCCACCAGGGCCACCCTCGCTCGCGCCATTGAACGCACCGCCAGCAATGCCCGTAATGGCGCTGATGGCACCGGAGCGTCCGGCCAGGTCCGACTGGAGAGCAGCGGTGGCCGATGCCGCGCCCGTCTGAATCCCCGTCAGTGAAGACATGAGGTTCATACCGGCAGAGGCTTGGTTGTAACCGACCTGATTACCGGCCAGCGCTTTGTTCTGTGACCAATCCGCTGACTGCTGCTGGAATGCGAGTGAATGGAGATTGTTGGCGATATACGCAACCGACATGTCATTGACAATCGGAATCTGCGGGAAGTTTTCGAGGATGGTGGCAAAGTCGAGATATTCACCGCCATCGTCATTGTTCATCATGTCAGCGGTGTTCTCGCTGATGGTGGACGTTTCCGCATCGGAATTGTACTTACGCGGAGTGATAGCGACTCGCTGACCCGTGGGGAAGAATGTTGCAATTTCGGAGACAGTGGCGTCAGGGTCCTGCCACATCTCGGGCTTGATGACAAGCGGAGAGCCTGTCCACGAAGTGAGTTCAATAACCATGTACGGGTAGGTGAGGAACTTACGGAGTTTCTGATACCGCGGCCCAAGAATGTTGTTGATAAATGCGCCGTTCAGTCTCCACCCCGGCATCATCTGTGTATCAACACGGGTGGAAGCGGCATCCGCAATCTCGAAGACATACGGAGCACCGGACGGGGAGATGTTGACAAGGAACGAATCATTGTTCCCGAGATATCGCGTGACCTTCGGAATCAATGTCATGGAGAGAATGCCCTGAGTGATCCAAGGCTTGCCCTGGTAGTAGGACATGAAATTGATGAGGCCCTGAATGTCTTTCAAGATGTACAGGTTGGCCCCTGACGGAAGCCCCATGAAATGCGAACCCCGCGCGGCAACGATCTGCGGATTCGTGGCGCTACCGAAATTCCCAGAATCCTGTGCAAGGTCAACCGTAGAAACAACAAGAATGTTGTAATTGGTTCCCACGCTGGGGTTGTCCATGATCTTCTGAGACTTCACATGAACAGTGCGATATTCGCCACCCAAATCGAAGCCTTCGGGAACGGACAGATAATCCCGCCCATAACCGGCACTGTAATTGGTGTTAGCGATTCCGATATGGCCACGCTCAACAAAGCACGAACCGAAGTGAACGTCATAACCGAACGACTGCCACACGTCAAGTTGCAACGTCAACTCGGTGGTATCCGGTGCAAGATAGTTCACATCGGAAATGAAATAGTAATAGTTGCGGGCGAAGTCACCGCTCACCGGCAGAGAGGGATTCGACGCGCGAAGATAGTTGTACCGCATAGCCGCATTGAGCGGCAGGTTCACGCGGACATTTCGCTTGAACTTGAGAAGCGACATGTTCCGAATGGTGACATTCGGTTGAGCGTCGATCCACGTATCGAGATTCGTGGTGCTACCGAACTGTACGATATCCCGATAGTCATTGTTCCACGGAACATTGACAAGAGTGAGTACGGTTTGTTCGTCCCATACT